TAAGCCTGACGATTAGCAATACGTAGCTGATCACGAATACCTTCAGCACGATATAGAGCCATTTCTTTCGCCCTTTCACCTTGAGCTTCACGTACTGCCTCAGCTCGTCCAGCACTAGCTCTCTCCATGGCAAGATTACGTGCCGCAGATGCACCTGATTGCCCGGAGGCAATAGCTTTACCTTCAGATTTAATACGTTCAATATTAGAAGCTTGACGTTGGAACGCCATTTGCTTCATGATTTCGTTAAGTCTCTGCTGCTCACCAATATAGGCACGACCAGCAGCAGTCTGATTATTTAAAACTTGCTCTTTAAATTGAGCTTTACGAAGGTTATACTCACCGATCCTTTGAACATAATCATCTGCTTGAGCACGCATCTGATAGTCATAGATCTTCATGGCTTGCCGGTTTTGTGCTTGGGCAGCACTTACACCGGAAGAGTAATTAGAAATAGCGCCAAAAGCTTGAGTGCCAAAGCTTAGAATACCTAGAGTTAATGGGTCCATCTATCAAATCGAATAAAGGGTAAGTTGTTCGGACCAAACAATAGTTCTTCATGGAAACTAAACCCTAAGAACTTAAGAAGTTTTATATGTACTGTGTTACGTTTGTCCACTACGTTCCACAGGTATGGCTCAGTACGTGAGTCAATGAAGCGTTTAGCCTCACGAGCAAACGTGATAGGGTAATCATGGATTGCAGGTGTAGTTAGCATCCAGATCTTATCTTTTATGATGCCGACAATGCCGGCGGTCTCGCCGTTAGGCACCGTAAAGTATCGACAGAAGCCCTCCAGAGAGGCGAGAGGTATGTCTATGGTAGGTTGTATACCATGACCCTCTACGCACTCTCTCAGGTCATCCTGACGTAGGTTAGAAGCCACCTGATAGGCAGCCTCTAACGTAATAGGATGGATGTAATCAGACACGTTTGTAGAATTTAGGATTATAATCACCCTCCCAATCTACAGAGATCAGATTAGTAGGTGTAGGGTATTTAGATTTAAGTGTAATATCTACGTTAGTGTTCCTGTCATATAAAGGTACAGTGTGTTGTACATTGGTTTCAACAGCAGGATCATCAGCAGAGTAACCATCTTGAACCGTTTGTTCAATTTCAAGTGTATAAGACTCTCTGCCTTTCCTATCTACTGTAAACTCACAAAGACCAGTACTATCAAAGTTAAAATGACAGCGGTGTAGAACTAATGAACCACGGGTATCAGACCTAACACTTTCTTGTGTAACCTGTTTAGTAGGATAAAACGTAGGCATCTTTACAAGAAACTCGAAGTTATAACCACACAATGCATGGTTACCTGTCCAATCACCAGGTGCTGTTGCATCAATACCACCAGACGAATAGCTTGTAGTTAGTACAGCATAACGACCAGAGGCATTGTAGCCTTCATTAGCTTGTAGTTCTAACTCATAAACAACGACATCCTCAGGTCCATTAAAACCAAGAGGCAATCTCCAACTAGTTGTATCTGTATTAGAATCATAAGTCATCTGTGATGGAAGAATCATAGTATGATTATCCATGTGAACTTGATAATCAAACTCACGCATATCATCACTCGTGACATTGATAAGATAACTTTGCCTATCTAATTTCAAGTCAAACGACTGTAGTGTTACTACATAAGGTGTAGTAGCATCACCAGTTCCAATGATAATTACAGCATAGTACTTATCGTTTATAATACTGTGATACAGAATGTTACCAGTTAGTTTCCACTTAAACCAGGCAGATTGAATCCTACGATCACCTTGGGTAAAGTATCGATAGATCCAAACAAACCTAGAAGTATCATCTAATGTAAGCGTAGGGTTCTCATCACCAGCCGCTACCGTACCCGAAGTATCCTGTTTAACAGCAAGTGCCAACATGTTATCGTCTTTAGAATCAGCGATTAAAGACACATTACTGGGGATCAACTGGTCAATAGGTTTACTGGTTTCAACAGCTTGGTAGTCATAATCACGACTAGGAATTAACTCAAAGAACCTGCTACGATAACCAGCGTCATTTAGGAATCCAACAGTCTGACCCATGTGAACAGGTCTGACTTTAGTGTTGTATTTATACTGACCAATGTTTTTAATTAGTGCAGTTCTAGGACTAAATATATCTGTAGTGTCTGTTACAACAAGAAACTGCTGGTTATTTGACAGTAACAATAACCCTGCAGATGTAGACAAGCCATCGTACAAAATAGATGGGAATGTGCTGGAGGCTAACAGGTCAATAGGATCTGCATCTGAAACAGTTTGTGCAGTAAATGCCCATAGATTAAAGTACTCATTAGGGCGAGACATGACAACATTCTCACCACTCAAAAATACAAACCTATTCCTAAAGAACATAGTTTTATTAATTCTGTTACCTACAAAACTAGGCTTAGGGTTAGTAACATCATCACCAACGTCTCTAGTTGCCCAATCAATAGGTGATACTTCAAATGTAAGATCTGGTAAACGCCTGATCTGGTGAGGCATTGTGGTGTAGTCAAATCTAGTTAAGATACCAGGTTTAACCGTTTCTTCCCATACACCTGCACTAGAGTCTGCAGATAGTTTAGAAACAAATTTAACGTAGTAGTCATCTTCTTCGATAAAACTGTTATTAACCTTTACTACATAACCGTCCTTACATTGAGTTGGTAGCAGAGAAGGGTTGTTAACTTCACCATTGATTACAGTAATTAATTGCGTATTAGGACTGTCAATAACGAAAGGTTGTCGTGATTTAAGGAAGATACCGTTACCAATAATTTCTGCTGAAACTATATCAGTTTCATCGATTGGGGTGTTGGGATCATCGGTGGCTGCATTAATACCAAGGAACCCTGATGTAGCTTGAGCACCAAGAAAGTCCTGCAGAATAGTTTCAGCATTCAGTTGATCGACGCCAGTCACATAAGGACCAACAGTAATTATTTCATCAGCCGTTGTGGTATAATCCCGCTCAGATGCTACATAAATCACCCAGTCTTTATTAAGAGCAGTAATTGTAATGTCAGGCGTATTTACACCAGAATTTAGACTAGGGTCTGTTGAAATTAAAGTAACACTTGCTGTCCAACGACAATCAAAAGCGTCGTTATTGTCTGGCTCTGCTTCAGCCACCGGGAATCGGTTAACTTCTAATCTAAAAGTAATTCCTGATGCAGTATCAGTATGTACTTGGTTGTAATTAGCTGGACTACAAGAGCTTGAAGACTTTCGAGTAGATTGCCTTAGTGCAAGTGTGCGTGCCTGCTTATAGGTTGTTGCTACAGCAGTGGTATCTTCATCCCACCAACGCACAGTATACACAACATCAGCCTGCAACTGATTAAGGTAAAAGAATGCTTCGTATGGATAATCAGTAGAACCCGTACCTTCTGTTGCACCACTATCCATGTTTGTAACTTCTTGCCTGTTAGTTACAAATGTATAATCATTGATAGTTGTTAGTTGTAATTCATGATCATCTGCATGAGCCAGATAAGGTGTAACATTAATATCGGCATCCGCACAAGACTGTATTGAGTCTGTAGAATACCCAGCAACAAAAACTCCACAGTTCTCAGCAACAGGACCGTGAGCTTGTAGTGCGTTGTTATATGCTGTTAACTTAGACGCAGTAGTTGCCTCTAGAGCAGCTTTCTCACTTTCAAGGGTTGTAATTTCTTGTTGCGTTAATGTTGTATCTTGAAGCTGTAGTTCAATCTTTTCAATATCAACAGCAAGCTGTACAAGGTCTGCTTCAGCATCATAAAGCGCATCTTGTGTTGTCTTAAATTGATCGATATTACACGTAAGGCAAATAGGTAAAGAGCCCCTAATCTTTTCAACTGTAAAACCAGTTGTCACGCCTCCATTATCATCTACTCTATAATAAAAGAAGATACGATCTCCTTCATTAACTGTTTCATTATTAGCATCACCCCAATCTGTATTACTTAAGGTAGAAGGAGAAGCACCGTTCCACACCCAGAAAAAATCATTGGATTCAGCCGGAGTAGTTACAGTAGGGGTGGTACCAGCTTGATCCCAAGTTGTCTGATAATAACCATCAGGTTGTGTATTACTTAAACCTTCAAAGTCTACAGGTTTAGTGCTGTAACGAACAAGTCTAGGTTTACCGGTTGCAGCATCCCAAACATCTACCTGCCCATTACGGCGAACACGCATCAGGTATTGCTCATTTTCATCCCTAAAATAATGATGCCATGTACCTTCAACATGTGAAGACAAAGTATCAACAAGCCTAGACCCAGGTCTTTTACCTAGAATACCTTTAATGTCAGGGATGCCATTAACCAAATCTTTAACGCTACCTGTATTAACAAGCTCGTCAGGTTGTTGGGAAATACCCCCAACAAAGTTAGGAATCTTTTGAGTAATACTTGTCATGCTAACCTACTTAGTGTTTGGTATGGTTGATACGGACGGTACTGTGTATTTACTGGTGTACCAAACATGCTATGATCACCTTGTTCACATTCATACTCCATACAAACAGCACGTGAATATGCCTCTTGTTGAGCCAACATTGAAGCAAGTTGAGGGTTACCTACTTGTTGAGTAGCCGCACGTACAGAAGCCCTGTATGTAATGTAGCGCCTGAATGGACTAGGAAGATCAGAGAAATCTAGCTTCCATACAATATCAGCTGAGATTTTCTTAGTAAATGTACTAGAGTGTTTGACTTTATCATACAACTTTCCATCACGAACAACGACATCAGTTGTGCGGTTTACTGCATCATCGTTGATGTCAATTCGTAGCATATTAGATGGTACTAGTATTTCATCATTTACATCAGGTGTCAATGGGAAACCTAGTTCACGATTAAACACCCAACCTTCGTTTTGTACATCAGTACTAGACTCATCTAAAAGATGCTTAATGAAAGATACTTCTGGGTTTACAAAAGTATTGCTGGTAATTAGACTGACTACTGTTGCAGACCAGTTACTAAATGCAGCAAGATTGAATGAAACAACATCTGTTTCACTATAATTTTTACCAGTTTTAACTACCTCAAATGTATATTCAAGTGGGTCAACAACTAAAATTGTGATTTTAATTTCTAAACCTGTGGCATTAGTGCCGGAACTTGTTCTAAGTGTATAAACATCTGTAGTAATACTAGAATCTAAATCAGCTTGAGCGGGTGCTGTAATTGAAACACTCTTTACTTCACCTTTGTTGGTATACAGAGCAGTGACTGGGCTTTGTCCAATGGCACCCAAGATAGAGTTCACACTGGATAGTTCGGTATCAGTATCAAATGTAGTTGGTGATGCCATTGATTTTCATTCTCAATAAAAAGTTAAAAAAAGGGACCCCCGAAGGAGTCCCCATGTGTATCAGGTACGAGTGATCGCGCCAGGGGCAGCGTCAGCTTCGACACCAGAGTAAGCAAAACGCAGACCTTGAGTCACAGAATAGACGTTCGACTTGGCAACGGCAGAGCCGAAGCCTTCGGAAGTCTTAGCGACAGAGCTGCGAATAGCAGTAGTTTCAGTAGAGCTGAGATTACCACCAACCACAGAACCGGTGATAGCACCGATCTGGGTAAGGAGTTCAGCTTCAGTACAGGTACCAGCAACACCGTTGCCGCCTGCAGCAGTAGTAAGATTAGCCATAAGTATCAAGCACCTTGATCAGGAATTTCAGCACCGCTCGAAGCGGTGGTAGTGTACTTAGAACCTGCAGCGGTACGACCGTATTCAACGGGAGCAGAAGGATCTTGAGTGATGCTCTCCATGCCACCAATACCACGTGCAGTTTCAATCGTGCCGTACTGTTGAGTACCGGGAACTAGATTAGAAGCCATTTGTTAGCCTCCTATCAAGCAGCCTGGAGTTCAATAGCAGCAGCAGGGTTCAGCCAATCGGCACCCATTGCAAGGCGACCAACGATGATGTCACCCTGATACATGGTCTTCACGTCGCCACCAGTGGTTTGGACAGAAGGACCGATGCCCTGGACAACACCAGCAGCGTCACGACCGTAGATCAGACCACAGCTGGAAGAGAAGTCACCGCTGTAATCGTTGTTCTCACCATCAACACGAGCAACAGTACCAGCCATGAAGGGCAGGTTGTTAGAACGACGGATCTGAATACCGGCAATCTCATAGAGACCTTCACCAGAGGTGAGGCTACCAGAGGTGTTACCGAAGTCACGGTTCAGGATGTTGGTGTCAACTTGAGACACGAGTGCATAGTACTGACGAGGAGACAGCACAGCGGTACGACCCTGACGGGGCACATTCTTTTCATCAAGGATGGAAGCAGCTTCGAAGAAGCCGTCAACCAGAGCTTGAGCATTGAACTCGTTACCGGCACCCAGGTTGATCACAGAACCGCCGGGCTCAGGACCAGGAGCAGCAGTGATAGGATGAGCGGTACGAGCAGCCTTAGCGATCACACGGAAGATCTTCTTGTCGTAAGCTTCAGCCAGAGCATGACCGATCTTAGCAGAGATCTCAGAGCGCAGGCTGTAGTGAGCCAGGGTCTCATCGAGATCATACAGGAAGGCGGAGGACACGAGGAGGTCATCCATCAGGATGGTCTTCTCAGCCACCGGGGGATCACCACTACCCAGGATAGGAGTACCAGGGGTATGGTAATCAGCGGTCATACGACCGGTGTAGATGAACTGCAGAGACTTGCCGTTACGCAGGGTACGGTTTTGGACAGTATCCTTAGCGATGCAGGCAGACTCATAAGCCTTGATCATCTCGCCACTAAACAGTTTCAGGTAAGTGGCGTATTTGCCTGTCGTGCTACCATCGTTGTAGCCTTGGGACAGAGCAATAGTAGAAGGCACGCTATTAAGCGAGCCACCAGGAGTGATAACAGTATCAGCCATTGTTAAAAAAGAGAGTAAATAAGTAATCGACTCTCTGAACGTTCAGAGTATTTAATTTGTATTGCTGTCTTTCCAGCCGTCTAGACGGTCAGAGGTATCGGCGTACCGGCTCTAACCAATAAGTAAGGAGGGGAATCGAACCCCTCCCAGTGTGCGTTAAGCACGCACTAAGTCACCAGATTACTTCTTGTATTCGGCATTCGCGAATAGCGGAGCGTATCAACACGATAACGCTCAGCACGGCGGCGCTGATTATCAAGGAAACGAATGAGATTAATAGACATAGTTCGTACAGGATAAACCTAGCCCCCGTTCCATGACTAGGCAACATGCGACCCGAAGGTTGAACGTACGAATTAATTAAGGAGTAGTGACAGAATAAGTAACCGTACCACCAACAAGCTCATCGTTAGAAGCACGACGAGCAGTATAAAAAGCAGCATCGAATGTGGTGCTTGTCCTGTACTCAGGATAAGCTGGGATACAATGGGATGACAGGGTTGCACTGTGTACTTTAGTTGTAACAGGTTTACCAGTAGTATAAGCCATGATTAACCAATAGAAGGAGCAGTAAGTGCCACGGGAGTAACCTCCACGGATGCAAGATCAAGCGGGAAGTTATGTGCATTCCGCTCGTGCATCACCTCAAAGCCAAGGTTGGCACGATTGAGGATGTCAGCCCAAGTAGGGATAACACGAGATTCAGAATCAATAATAGATTGGTTGAAGTTGAAACCATTAAGGTTGAATGCCATGGTGCTCACACCAAGGGAGGTTGCCCAAATTCCAATAACAGGAAAAGCAGCAAGAAAAAAGTGAAGACTGCGGCTGTTGTTGAAAGAAGCGTATTGGAAGATAAGCCTACCAAAATACCCATGGGCAGCAACAATATTGTAAGTTTCTTCTTCTTGACCAAACTTATAACCATAGTTTTGGCTTTCATTTTCAGTCGTTTCACGAACCAAAGAAGACGTGACAAGAGAGCCATGCATAGCACTAAACAAAGCTCCACCAAATACACCAGCAACTCCAAGCATGTGGAATGGGTGCATGAGGATGTTGTGCTCTGCTTGGAACACGAGCATGAAGTTAAACGTACCAGAGATACCAAGGGGCATACCATCAGAGAACGAACCTTGACCAAAAGGGTAAACCAGGAACACTGCAGATGCTGCTGCAACAGGTGCAGAGTAAGCAACAAAGATCCAAGGTCTCATCCCAAGTCGGTACGAAAGTTCCCATTCTCGTCCCATGTAAGAGAAGATACCGATAAGGAAATGGAACACGACGAGCTGATATGGTCCGCCATTGTAGAGCCATTCTTCAAGGGTATTGGCTTCCCAGATTGGGTACAAATGTAGTCCAATTGCGTTGCTGCTAGGCACGACGGCACCAGAGATGATGTTGTTGCCGTAGAGCAGAGAGCCAGAGACGGGTTCACGGATGCCATCGATGTCAACAGGGGGAGCAGCAATAAATGCGATAATGAAGCAGGTGGTGGCAGCCAACAGGCAAGGGATCATCAGAGTCCCGAACCAACCAACATAAAGACGATTGTTAGTGGAGGTTACCCAAGAACAAAAATCTTCCCAGGTACTGTTTTGTTTTTGTGTGAGAGTAGTAGCAGTCATTTAAATAAGAATACGGTTAATTAAAGGAAATGGTGGGTAGTTTTAATAAGGGTATATATTTGAGCACTTAATGCCCCCACTCAAGGCTCACATCCAGTAGTGGGGGTGACTGCTATTTATCAGAAGGCGTACTTCACACCGACTTTGGTACCATAAGAATTAGTACCACCAGTAATGAAGGACAGCTCACCATAACCAGAAAGCTGTTCAGCCAGTTTAACTGAACCACCGACTTTACCAGACAGTTCAATTTCGGTGTCGCCACCTTCAGGTGCTACAATCGTAGGACCACCTTGAACATACCAGTTGGAACCTTCGTAACCAACATGGTTATCAATGGTAGTACCGGAATGATCGGAACCACTGAAGCCAGAGTTCACTTCAACATTTGCATAAGGACCAGCAACAGCAGGAGCAGCAGCGATCAGGGCTGCAGGGAGGATAGCAAAAAATTTCATTTTAGTTTATCAAGAAAAGAGTAAGTGTATTGTGTGCGATTACCATGTACACCCCAGCCTAGCCAATACCAAGCATGGTGCATGTAGTAATCAACAGGTTGATGACCAAACTGAAATGCGTAAAGATCATTTCTGAATTGCATTTCATTAATCATGTAGCGCGTCTGTCCCTCCAACGAGGATGGGTCACAACGCCATTGTTTGCAGAACGTACCCAATCCATCATAGCGATGTTTGGAGGTCCACTGGATGAGCCCGTAGCCACCTCTCAGGCATTGATCGTAAGGCACGATAGCCCCACCTTCACATACCTTAGGGCGGAAGTTAGACTCTTGTTCGATGTTGCCCATGATCACAGCCAGGGCAGTTTTGTCAGTAACTTCAGCACGAGTCTGCAGTTGCTCTAATACATACTGTTGAGCCGGCGTGCAATCAGGACAAGTAATCATTTTTTAATTTTAATACAGTTGTTTACACGGGTACCACCTTTAACTTTGGTACCAGATTTTTTGTAGCCTTTCCAGCAAGAGGGATCAAGGCGTTGTTTTGTGGCTTTCTTTTTAGCAGGCATTAGCATTTCCATTTACGTAGTGCAAGTGCCTTACGGGTGGGGCGACCCTTGCTGTCTTTCATTGGTCCCTTTACACCAGACATTCTAGCACAGAAGGAACGCTTTCGTGGACCACCCCCAGGCTGAGGAGCTTTGAGGTTAGATCCAGTCTCTCGATTGTACTTCTCACGTCCGGCTTTCGTAAGTCCACCGGAACGTGATTTGTGTTTACCAATCTTGAGACTGACATTCTTACTTCTTTTTGCCACCGCCTTTACCTTTGTGTCCTTTACCGCAACTCATTACCATACTCCAGGGATAATTTGACCAGTTAGTGCGTACGCTCCAAGCGCAGCCATCACACCCAGCATAGCCAGGCGACCGTTAAGCATCTCAGCTTTTTCGTTGTGAGTCACAGTGTAGTTGTCGTCAGTGTACATGGTGGGTTCTTTTGCAAAGAGGTTTTGTTGTCCGTGATCGTTAGTGGTAACAGTCATTAGTAAGATAGGTTAGAGCGTTCGAGTTTGTTGAAGACATCCTGACGATAAGCAGGATCTCGATCATAACGAGGATCTGCCATTGCCTGAACTACTTCAGCTTGACTACGGAAAGTATTAGGTGTTTCTGTAGTACTCTTACCAGATAGCATACGACCTTCATAACCGTTGGCATCTGCATAAGTAGATTGCAGACCTGCAACAGCCAGTTGGATGGCATACATATCTGAGGTTTCTACCAAGTTATCGAATGCTGTTACGTATTCATTAGGAAGGTTTTCACCCGCCCACTTTACCAAAGATTGATACTGCTCTTCGCCACCAGCAATGTTATAAACCTGACTGATTTGATCTTGTGTCAAGTCTTCAGCTGGTTGCTGTTGGTTTTGTGCTTCAATGTAAGCTTGGACAAGTTCAGAGCTATCCATCTCTGACAGTGCTTTGATGGTTTCTTCAGTCAGCTGACCGTTCTCATTCCATTCTTTAGCAGCAGTGTCAAAGACAGACGACTCTACTTCTTCTTCGGTGGAGGACTCTTCTTCGCCCCCTTCGTCGGGGGTTTGTACTTCATCAGTTTGTCCTAGTTTCTTTTGCAGTTCAATATATGCTTGCTCTAATGCTTCAGCATCTTTAAATTTGCCAGCATACATCTGCTGTTCAGCTTCAGCTTGAGCTTCACCGATAGCTAGAGCTTCTTGCTCAGCCTCGTTGAACTCAGGTTGATCAGCTGGGGTGGGATCATACGTCAGTGTTGCCATTTGCAGTTGTTACTTTAAGTTTACCAAGACCAACCGATTGAACATAGTTGGGTGAACGACCAAGAGTTGGGGTACCTACCTTAGCTTTGGGAGCATACTTATTAGGTACAGGTTCCTCTACTTTGAGTACAGGTTTCTCAGTGGGAGGATGAGGTACTTCCTTTACTGTGCGTTCAGCCTCCGGCTGGGTTGGCTTGCGGCGCGACCGCCGCTTCGGGGGATTGCTGTTGGTCATTTAGATTAGGGTTTTTAGTGGGATCCATCATTGGAGCACTAGCAAGCTGACCAGCTTGTTTAGTGAGTTCCATTTGCTGAGCCATCTGTTGTTGTTGCTGTGTCTCAGCTTGTACATCTTGCATGGACTTGATAAGATTCAATACATCAATACCTTGTGCAGCAGCCAATCGTTTGATTGCTTCATCAGGGTTGATATACTTCATCAACGCTTCAGGACCAAGAGTCTGTGCGATGGTAGTAATGAAAGCAGTGAGGCTTTCACGATCTTGTCCACGTCCCAGTGCGTTAACACCAGCCACAATTTCTGGGCGAACCAGATCTTTAGGTAGCTTAGGTAGTTGTCCACTGCGTTGTAGAACAAGCATATACCTATTGAGGTATGGCTTGAGGAACTCATCAGTCAGCAAACTAAATAGCCCACCAAGCTGTTGTTCAAGTTCCATTTGTGTGAGGCGTACCTCCTCAGCGGTAGTACGTTCAGACTGTCGCACCTGAAGCACAAGGAATGCCTCAGCCAGGCGTCTCTCAAGCGTTGCAGCCATCTCAGACGCAGTGCGGAAGTCAGCTGTCTTACCCACTTGCACCACACCAATGTCATCAGGGCGACCCTGAATGATAGCACCGTTACCTGCCTTGGCAAGTGATTGGGGCTTGGTGGTGGCGCTGGGGCTAACAGTGAATACTACCTTAGCAGCTGCTGCGCTGCCTTCAACCAGTGCTTGTGACAGTGCTTCAAGTGACTTGAGATCACCGAGGAACTCCTCGACTCTACCACGTCCATAGTCTTCACCATCAACTGTGTTGAACCGAAGAACTAACCATGGAGACGCATTCTTAGGGGCAGTGCTACGTGAACCGGGAAGAATCTTGTCGAATGCTTCCTGGTGCCACACCCATCTACCACTTGATGCGTCCAGTCGGACGTATGTGTATACATCAACGTCATCTTCGTTTGACCATTTCTGCCCTGCTTCATTAGGTTTGTTACGAGGCAGCTCAATACCAAGAAGCTTACGGTCAATGCGTTCTTTGGTAACGATCTCTATAACATTACCATTGCCATCTCTGTTGACAACAAATCTGTTCATTGGATAATGTTTGAGACCATCTTTGCTCATGTAAATCAGAGCATTACCACCAACAATCAGATGTTTGATTGCTTGGTGAACAACAACACGATCATTAGATGCACTGATAGCATCCATAACCATGCGTTCCATCTTGCTAAAGCTCAGGTCAAGCTCACTCCTAATTTCAGGAGATAGCTCTTCACCTAGCTTGTCGTCTCTTACTTGTAGCCTGAAGAAACTGGTTTGTGGTGGCAACAAAGCAAGCATCAGTTTACTTGCTAGTGTCACCACGTTCTTAGCACCGACTGACTGCCATGGGACAACCAGTCGCTTGTGGTTTTCAGTCTCATCATCACGGCGAATCAAGTAAGGTAGTGTCAACTCAGACGACTTGACTGCAATGTCAAGGAAGTCTTCCCGATGGGTTTTGAGCCGATCGTATACTGCCTTAGCGTTCATGTGTTAAGTCCTCCAGAACTACCACCACTACCAAGGTTAAGTGGGATCCTCAATTGTGAAGTGCCTTGTCTCATTGCAGTGCGCTGTCTAGTGGATGTTTTAGGACGCACACCTTGTTGTGCATCTTTGTTGATCAAGAGTTGCTCAGCTGCAGGTTGAGGCTGTGCAGGCATCGGTGGTGGTGCCGGCGGTGGTGGTACCGGTGGCGGAGCTGGTGGTGTTACTGTTGTCCCTCCTCCAAAGCACATTATTCTTCCTCCATATATTTAATGATCCACTCAACGACACTACGCTGACCAGATCGGTACATAATTTTTTCCATTTGATCATCTGGTGTTGGGTTAATGGGTGGAAAGATTTGTTCTAACTGTTGTAGCATAGCATTAGCTGCCATGCCTTTTGTCTCTAGTAGACTAAGCGTATTGTGGGAGGTTGACATTACTATGTTCAAAGAATGCTGGCATTCGAGCTGACTTGGTGGCAGAAAGTTCAGGTGCTTTACCTTCATACATTAGCCGATCGCTGGAATCCAGCCAAAATTTTTTGTCCAAATATCTATCGGTAGTATTTACACCTAGTGGTTGCATTACCCAATTGATAGTTGCTTTCCTGAGTTTATCAAGAGAAGGACTGATATCAAGCCCCAGCTCGCTATGAATAAGACTATTGGTAGCAACGTGAATTTGTTCATCTCTGGAAATATCGGCGCTTACAGTACGCATTCCTGCATCACCGTTAAAACGAAAAAAGGGTAGTAGAACAAAGAAAATCGCACGCTCGGCAACCATCGCTTTTGTGATCGTATGATCAGGATGCGCAATCCACGCTTTCTGTAGCGCCAACGCTTCCTTTTCAGCTTGTTGGTCAACACCGTAAGCATTGGCGATGTAACCCAAAGCGAGGTCATGATTCTCTTCGTCCGTGACGTTCGATGCAAGCAGCTCACGCGCTGCATCTGGAACAGTTTTCTCAAGAGCATCGGTAATAAAATCTCCGACAGGTAGTTCCATGTGTCGCAATGCAAGAGCACGGAAGATAGCCTCTTCCGCACCCTCTTTGCAAATACCGGCATCTGTTTGTACCGGTGTCCATTTGCGCTTACGCGCCATTAGTTTCTGATAAGGGTTCATTCTGCACAATCACATTGAGGTTCAGGGGTGTCCTCAAGTAGGCTGTTCAGATAATCTGTTACGTCTTCCTCTTCCAGAGCGGCATACGCGTTCGACTTATCTTGAACATCGCCCATAACTTGAAGCGAATAATAAAGGGAAGTCTGGGGCGATTCAAGCCACTCTTCGATAAACGCTTCATCATACACGACCACATCGGACCATGAATTGAAGCTGTAACCATGAAGAAGTCCAGTTCTATTAAGTAGAGTCATGATGCCATCGGCAACACGTTTGTAAGCTTCCCAGCCTACTTTAGAGGCGATCTCTACGTCACCATAGTTGTATGTTTGTACTCCGAAAGTACCGCTGTCGCGATCGACAGTCTGCGAGATAGGTGGAGCGATTTCTGGTGTGCAAGTATAACCATCCAGATCTGTGCTTCGATAACTGCAGGAGGCAGTGGGCGCAATAGCAAAGGCTCGAACCATTTTATTGTGGCGAGCAACGCTGGCTGCTTGCTCAATGCCAGAATTAATTTGGGTGACAAGTTC